TGCTGAAGGCCGAGATCACCGACCCGATGCCGCCGTTTGCCATGCTGTCGCCCATTCTGATGCCGCACCGGGCGATTGGTCAGTCTATTGCCGAGAAGCTGTTTGACGTCAGCAAGATCAAGACGGCGACGCTACGACAGGCAATTGATAATTTATTTCTCACAAATAATTCTCGCGTATTAGCTGTGGAAGGTGCGGCCAACCTATCTGACCTTATGACCAGCCGCCCTGGTGGTATTGTCCGCGTCCGTCAGCCTGGCGCTGTGGCGCCCCTTAACGTGCCACAGGTCGGCCGTGAGGCGCTGGCTATGCTGGGGTACATGGATCAGGTCAAGGAGAGCCGTACAGGCATCTCTAAGGCTGCGATGGGCCTTGATGCGGATGCCTTGCAAAGCACGACCGCGGCAGCGGTTGCGGCGACTGTGAATGCAGCCGCGGCGCATGTTGAGTTGATCGCGCGTGTGTTTGCGGAAACTGGCGTCACCGATCTCTTCAAACTGATCTTGAAGATGATTACGCAGTATCAGGACCAACCCAAAACCATCCGCATCCGCAATCGCTTTGTGGAGGTTGACCCCCGGGGTTGGAACCCAGAGATGGATGTACAGGTTAACGTCGGCCTTGGTACGGGCCAGACCGCAGAGAAGATGGCATTTCTAGGGCAAGTCGCTTCTAAGCAAGAGCAAATCCTGCAAACCCTTGGCGCTAACAACCCGCTTGTGAGTTTGCAACAGTATGCCAACACGCTGCAAAAAATGATTGAGATGGCTGGGTTCCGCGACACCCGGTCTTTCATCAATCCGCCGTCTCAGGTCGCTGAGATTACGCAGCAGCTTGCTCAGGAGCAGCAGAACCAGCAGCCGCAGATTGACCCGGTGGTTGCGGCTCAGATCGAAAGAGATCGCTTGAAGCTGGAAAGTGATATCGCCCTCGCCAGGGAACGCGCGCAGGCTGAACTGGCCCTTAAGCGCGAAGAAATGCTGGCGTCCATAGAAATTAAGAAAGCGGAATTAGACCTTAAAAAACAGGAGCTTGTCGAAGAGGCTAAGCTCGAAGCGATCAAAATGGCCGCAAATCTACCAGGCGGTCAGGGCAACATTCCTAGCGTGACTTAATGAACGAGGGAATGTTGCGCGATGAATTAGCGCGCGGTCAGCAAGCGGCGAGCTTGTTGCAAAACGACTTGTTGATTGAGTGCTTCACCGAAATCGAAAAGCAGTACATGGCGTCGTGGCGCGCAACCGATCCTTCGGACGCGGAGCGACGTGAGTACCTTTATCGGTTGTTCACCGCTCTTTCAGATTTGAAGGGGCATATCAATCAGATCGCCGAGACCGGCGAACTGGCAAAGCGGCAACTTGAAGACTTGCACGGTCGTCGCCGCTTATTTTGAGGCCAAGCTAAGGGCAGCCTCTAGGAGCTTTTATGAATAAGCCACTAACTGTTGAAGAAGCCGTTTCCTTGCTCACGAACCCCCCAGAGGACAATTCTGGCAGTGAAACGCCACAGGCTGACGATGATGTGAGCCAAGCCTCTACTGACGAAGCCGTGTCGGAAGAAGAGACCGAAGACGCGGTGGAAGAAGAAGAGGAACAGTCGGACTACGAAGATGACGACGACGACGACGAACCGGAACCCGATGACAGCCTCGAAGTAATTATCGACGGCGAACGTCAGCGGGTCACCCGTGAAGAGGCGGCGAAGGGTTATCAACGGCAAGCCGACTATACGCGGAAATCTCAAGACCTAGCCAAGCAACGTAAGGCGTTAGCAGCAGAGTCCGAGCAGATCGCCGCGGAGCGTGAGAAGTACGCTCAAGCTCTAGCGATGGTGCAGAACCAACTCGCCAGTGAGGAGCAACCCGATTGGACCCGATTGCGGGAAGAAGACCCTTTTGAGTATATGGTCCAGAAGGACGCATGGCGCGATAAACAAGAGCGTCTGCAAAAAGTCCAAGCTGAGCAACAGCGCATCGCTCAGCAGCAAGCCGCTGAACAGCAGCAGGCAATGCAACAAGAGTTGGCCAACCAACGCACTGTATTGCTTGAGCGCATTCCGGCGTGGAAGGACCAAACGGTAGCGGAAAAAGAGAAGGCTGAAATCAGTGCGTATGCACGGAAGGCAGGCTTCACGGACGAAGAGATTGCCGCCGTCTCTGACGCGCGTGCGGTCGAGCTACTGCACAAGGCATGGCAATACGACAAGCTAATGTCGGATCAAAAGGTCGAGAACAAGCGGGTGAAGAAGGCTCCTAAAGCAGCGAAGAGCGGTCAGCCAACTGGTCGCAAAGAGCGCACGTCACGTCAACGCCAGGCGGCGTTTGACAAGTTGAAAAGCTCGGGCAGCATCAATGATGCTGTCGATTACTTGTTGCAGAAAGGAAAGTGAAATGGCTACTCTAGTTAGCACCGCGGTCGTGAGTGTCAGGGAAGATTTGAGCGATGTGATCGCAAATATCTCTCCTGCGGACACGCCCGTTTATACTGTTGCATCGAAAGAAACCCAGTCTTCGACCAAGCATGAGTTCTTGGTGCAAGAGTTGAATGCTCCGGCAGACAACAAAAAAGCTGAAGGCGCGGATTTCAGCGACGGTACGTCGAATCAGCCAACGCGATTCGATAACATGGCTCAGATCATGCACAAGGTGATCAAGGTAAGTGATACCGTTGAAAACCTTAATATTGCCGGAAGAGCATCACAGATTGCTTACGAAAAGGTGATGGCCGGCCAGGAGCTAAAAAAAGACTTAGAGCGGGCGTTACTTGTCGATAATGCAAAAGTTACTTCCGGCACTCGTGAGATGGCTGGCATTAGCTCTTACATTTCCAACGGTGACTTTGCCACTAACATGGCGGCCGCTTCCAACCTTGACGGCACCGACGTGCCTGACGCCACTGGTACGGCTACGGCTTTGACCATGGCTCGCGTCGAGGCTGCCTTGCAAGCCGCTTACGAAGATGGTGGTTCGCCACGTCTGGCGGTCATGTCTCCGGCGGTCAAGCGTAAGTTCTCTGCGGCCACTGATGGCTTCACTGCGAGCACGCAAGCTCAGGTGCAGCACACGAAAGCGGAGCCGATACAGTTCGTCAGCGCGGTGTCAGTATTTCTGTCCGACTTCGGCTCGGTCGAGACAGTACCTAACCGTGTGATGGCGGCAGCATCACTCAACGATAGGATTTATCTGGTTGATCCGGATTACATCACTGTCACCAACTTGCCAAATCGCAACTTTGTTACCCACGATCTTGCGAAAACTGCGGACGCTGAAACCTTTGCGATGGTCTTTGAGGGCAGCAACAAGCTGACTGCTCCAAAGGCGCACGCCATGGTTCTTGGCATTAGCTAAGCTAACCGCAACACAACGAGAGGGGCGCTTCGGCGCCCCTTTTTTATTGCCGCGTCGGATGACGCCGCCCCTCCCTTCGATGGAACACACATGCCTGATTTTTCAAAGGTTGCCGCGGATGCGGCGACTGCTACCAGTACCTTTTTGAACCTTGGCAAAAAAGACGCTGAGATCGTCTACACGCAAGATACGTCGTCGATCCAAGAGTATGCGAAGGCTCAGAAGAAAGAGACCTTTCACGGTCAGATGATCGGCAACACGCAGAAGCATATGGAGAAGGTCGCCGAGATTCCGGTGACGGTTTACTACCATTTGCTCAGCACCTACGGGCATCCCCGCGACAATCCCAAGGCGTGGCGGAAGTGGCTCAACGAGCACAGTGATTTTAAAACCAGCGTTAGGGAACTGTAGTGGCAATCACGACCTACAGCGAACTCGTATCGGCGATTGCGAACTGGCTTGATCGCAGCGATCTGTCCAGTCGCATTCCTGAGTTCATCACATTAGCAGAGGGTCATCTTGACCGTGTGTTGCGTAGTCGTGAACTGATTACGCGCGCGACTGCAAATGTTGATGAGCAGTACGAAAATTTGCCGCGCGACTTTGCTGAAGAGATACGGCTGAGCCTCACTAGCAGCAATCTGACGTTCCAACTGAAATCAATGTCTCCGGCGTCTTTGATCGCTCAGTTTCCTGACAATACGCAGGGAACTCCCCGAGCTTATGCCATCGTCGGGCCTCAAATCCAGTTTGCCCCGGTGCCGGACGCTTCGGCGAACCTGACAATGGAACTGACCTACTACAGCAAGGTCTCTTTCTTTGCTCTCAGCGACACCAACACCACGAACGTGATCTTAGATCAGCACAAGGACATTTACCTTTACAGCGCGTTAGCCGAAGCCGCGCCATTCTTGATGGATGACAAAGCTGCCCAGCGTTACGTCGCATTGCGCGACGCATCGGTGTTGAGAGCTAACCAAGCTAACGATGATGCCTCTTATGGCGGCACCCTGCAAATGACCCACGGCATGAGGAACATAGGATGAGTACCACA